GGGCTGCTCGACATCGACGACATGAGAACCGCCGTGAAGCAGACAGACGAATCGGCGTTCCGTCGCTGGCGACTGAATCAGTGGGTTCGATCGCAAGAGTCGTGGCTGCCGGCCGGTGCGTGGGAACAGTGCCGTAGCACCCGTGAACTGCGCAGCGATCTACCCGTGTGGGTCGGTATCGACATGGCTCTGAAGCATGACTCGATCGCCGTAGTGATAGCGCAGCCGCAGGATGATGTCGTCGTGACCCGTGCCCGTATCTGGCAACCGAGAGATGAAGGCGTGGATGTGGCGGGCGTTGAAGCGCATCTGCGTGCGCTACACGCTGAGCATCAGGTGCGAGAGTTCGTCTATGACCCTGCCTACTTTCAGCGCAGCGCAGAGCATCTCGCTGATGACGGTCTGCCTATGGTCGAGTTCCCCCAGTCTGCTGCTCGCATGATCCCTGCGTGCGGTCACGCATACGAGATGATCGTGAACAAGACGGTGACGCATGATGGCTCGCCGACCTTCACGGATCAGGTTCTTTCTGCTGCGCAACGCATGACTGATCAGGGGTGGCGACTATCGAAAGGGAAGAGCAAGCGCAAGATAGATGCGTGCATCGCTCTCGTGATGGCTCTCGATCGTGCGACATCACGCACGCAAACGATTAGCAATGCGCCTAGTATCGTGCAGGTATGGGATTGAACCGCAGCGCATTCAGCACGATCACCGAACTAGTTGGCATCAGTCTGCTCGTAATCGGCGCAGGTATGCTCTCGATTCCCGTCGCATTCATCGTCGCTGGCACGCTATTGACGCTGCTCGGTGCTGCTATCGGCGGCGGTAAGCAATGAGCCTGCTGCGCCGGCTCGTCGAGCAGCGTGCACTGCCGACCAGCATCGACCCCTACCAGATCACGGCACGCCCCTTCTTCCCCAACTACTCAGGCGAGATCGTCACCGAGACCACCGCCTTCGCATCGACCGCAGTGATGTCGGCGGTCGGTCTGCTCGCAGACTCAGTAGCAGCGATGCCACTCGAACTCACCCGTGTGCGTGCAGGTCGCATCGAACGCCTGCCGACACCGAGCGTTCTCATCAGACCGAATCAGACGCAGACCATGTTCGAGTTCGTGCACCAAGTCATGCTCTGTCTCGCACTACATGGCTGCGCCTACATCTACGCACCACGACGAGCAGGCGAACTACCAGTCGAGATGCGAGCCATCCACCCGAACCTGATCAAGAAGCACTGGTACTCAGACGATGGCACAGCGTGGTACAAGGTCGGCGATAGCGAGCACTCGTCAGATGATCTCAAAGCGATCCACTGGCTAGTGATGCCGAACGAATGGCGTGGCATCTCGCCGCTCGAATCGCTGCGCAACACGATCGGCACGAGCATCGCAATGGATCGTTTCCTAGCGCAGTTCTACGGCGAAGGTGCGACACCTAGCAGCGTGCTCGAAACTGATGCGACGATCACCGAAGAGCAGGCACGCATTCTGCGTGACACATGGGCAGATGCCCACACACGCCGGCGCAAGCCTGCGGTGCTCACTGGCGGTCTGCGATGGAAGTCGGTGACGACGAGCGCAGCCGACATGCAGATGCTCGAACATCGTGAAGCGATCGTGCGTGACATCGCCCGTGCCTACCGCATACCGCTGCACATGATCAACGCATCAGGCGGCGACTCGCAGACCTATCAGAATGTCGAGCAGGCTGGTATCAACTTCGTGCGCTACACGCTGCTGCCGTTCATGCGCCGCATCGAAGATGCGATCAGCGAGATGCTGCCACTGACTCAGCGTGTGCGTTTCAACGCAGACGAGTTCCAGCGAGCAGACCTACTGACCCGTGTGCGTGCGCAGCAGGTACAGATCATGTCTGGCACGATGACACCGAACGAAGCACGAGAGCAAGAGAACCGTGAGCCGTATGAAGGCGGCGACCAGTTCATTCTCGGCATCGCTGGCGCACCTGTCGCTGGCATCGAAGGTGGCGATCTGCCGACCATCGGCACTGACTCAGTACCACCTGAAAGGTGACGAAATGAAAACGACACAAGTGACGGTGGGAACTACGCCCGTTCAAGTAGTGAACCCTGATGATCAGAACCGCTACATCTATCTGCAGATTGTCGGCAGTTCGACGATCTATGTCGGCGATGTGAATGTCACGACCAGCACTGGTCTGCCGTTAGAGAAGCACAGTTCGCCGCACCAGTTTCTAGTGCCGCTCGGTCAGACCATGTTCGCAGTCGTCACCGCCCAAGTTGCAACAGCCGACCTGCGCATTCTCACACCAGACATCGACTGATCATGCCGTTCGGTATCTCTCAGAGTCAGTCTGACTGCGCTAACTGGGCGACAGTGAAGCAGGAAGCAGACGGATCGTTCACGACTATCGGCTGCCATACGACGAAGCAAGATGCAGTCGATCAGATGGTCGCAGTATCTCTCAGCGAGAACATCGAGCCACTCGGTCAGGTCGATGACGAAGAACGCCAGTCGAGTCAGACGATCATCTACAACTACGGCACGCTGACGATCAAGCAAGAGATCGAGTTGGAAGAAGAAGAGACCGAAGATGAGATGGAAGAAGATGAGCCTGATGATGAGATGCCGTCTGAGCCAGAAGAATCAGGCATGGGATACGAAGAACGGCAACCGCCGTCTCTGGTCGCACCTGACTTCATGGCAGAGTCAGCGCAGCGTGGTCTGCGCCTGCATGAGCAGGGGCTATCTGGTGACGGTCTTGTACCTGCGACCGTCGCTGATGCTCGACGCATGGCGAATGGCGAAGCACTCAGCGAAGCGAAGTGGCGCAAGATACCTGCGTGGATCGCACGCCACCTAGTCGATTTGGATGCGGTCGAAGGTGATGAGATCACGCCGGGTCTGGTGGCGATGCTGCTATGGGGTGGCGGCTCGTCGAAAGAATCTGCACGCAGAGCACAGGGCTACGCCGAGCGCATCGTGGCTCGACTCGATGAAGAACGGGCTGACGCACCTGCGCCGCCGAGTGATCAGATCAGCGGCAGTGAAGAGAACCCTGCTGGCTCTGCAGCAGATAAGACTGGCGGCATCGAACTCGGCGAAGCGACTGAGACTGCGCTGCAGAACAAGGCAGATGAGCACAACGAGAAGATGTCGAGCGAAAGTAAGCCCGTCTGGTCACGGGTGCGTGTAGGTGCGCTGCGTGCCGTGTATCGGCGTGGTGCTGGCGCATACTCGACATCGCACCGACCCGGCATGACTCGTGCGCAGTGGGCGATGGCAAGAGTGAACGCTTTCCTGTATCTGGCAGAGAACGGCAGACCTGAGAACGAGAACTATGTCGGCGACAACGATCTGCTGCACCCTGAGCACCCGAAGTACGCAGCATCTAGCGAGAGCGATGAACGCAGCGTTATGATGGCGGCGACTATGAGCGAGCCGATCGAACAACGGTGGTGCGTCACTGGCGCAGATGAACGCCGCATCGCATACACGACGCTCGATCTCAGGCAGGCAGACAACGGCACGACGCTCTACGGATACGCAGCCGTGTTCGATTCGCCGAGCGAGCCGATGCCGTTCGTCGAGTATGTCAAGCGTGGTGCGTTCACCAAGACGATCAAAGATGGCGCAGATGTGCGCCTGCTCATCGACCACGAAGGCGTGCCACTGGCACGCACCAAGTCGGGCACTCTCAGGCTCAGCGAAGATGAGCGTGGTCTGGCAGTCGAAGCAGAACTCGACCCGATGAACCCTGACGCTGCACGAGTCATCTCGGCTATGAAGCGTGGCGACCTATCTCAAATGTCGTTCGCTTTCCGCACCATCAAGGATTCGTGGTCAGACGATCGTGCCGTGCGAGAACTACGAGAAGTGCAACTGTACGATGTCAGCGTCGTCACCTTCCCTGCCTACGAGCAGACCGTCGCCGAGATCAGGGGCAGACTGTTGCAGACGGAAGAATCACAACCTATGCTGACTGCTGCGAGTACCAGCGTCAGCGTGCGCAAAGCACAACTGGCTCTGGCTCGTCACAAGAAATAGTCAGCCGAGACACAGCCGAGAGATCACTGTCAAGTCTCACTGAGCGACAAACCGACTCAAGGAAAGAGACCAACAATGACCTACTCACAAACTCTCACTGAGAAGCGTGACGCAGCGTTGGCGAAGGCTGACGCACTCGTGTCGGCTGCAGCCACCGAGAAGCGTGAACTCACGACCGAAGAAGATGCCGAGATCGCACAGACTCTCGAAGCCGTGCGTGATCTCGACGAACAGATTCGTCGTCACAAGGAACTGGAAGAGCGTGCCGCCGCCGCCGCCGAGAGCCGCAAGGCATCTGGTGTCGAAGCCGCCGTCACGACCGTGAAGAGCGAGCCACGCACCTACTCGAAAGAGTCGGCGCACTCGTTCATCGCTGATGCGTTCCGTGCTCAGTTCAGCAACGACTTCTCAGCGCAAGAGCGTCTCGCACGCCACATGCGTGAAGAGCAAGTCGAGCGTCGTGATGTCACCAGCGCAAACTTCGCTGGTCTCATCGTGCCGCAGTTCCTGACCGATCTCGCCGCACCGTTCGCCCGTGCTGGTCGCCCTGTCGCTGACCGTTCACGCAAGCACGCTCTGCCCGATGCAGGTCTCACCCTGTCGATCTCGAAGGTGACCACTGGTTCGAGCGCAGCAGCGCAGAGCGAAGGTGTCGCCGTTTCCGAGACGAACATGGATGACACGAAACTCGACATCACTGTGCAGACCATCGCTGGTCAGCAGAATGTGAGCCGTCAGGCGATCGAGCGTGGCACGAATGTCGATTCGTTGGTGATGGCTGATCTCGTGTCTGCCTACCACACGAAACTCGACCAGTTGCTCGTCGCTCAGTTGCGCACCGATGTCGCCGCTGGCGGCAATGTCGTCGTTTTCAACGATGGCTCGCCGACCGTCGCCGAGTTGTACCCGAAACTCGCAGACGCAGTGCAGAAGGTTCAGACGACCTTCTTCGCCGGTCCGAATGCGATCATCATGCACCCACGCCGTCTCGCCTTCATCTTGGCTGCGCTCGACCTGCAGAACCGCCCGTTGGCAGTTCCTGCACCAGCGTTCAACACGGTGGCGACTGGCAGCGGTGCACCTGTGTACGGCAACAGCGGCTACACGATCATGGGTCTGCCCGTGATCACGGATGCCAATGTCAGCACCACCGAAGGTCCGGGCACGAACGAAGACAACATCTATGTCGGAAACCTGCAGGAAATCCACTTGTGGGAACAGGGCAACGGTGACCCGATGATGCTGCGCTTCGAACAGCCGAAGGCTGCGGAACTCGACATCACGATGATCGTGTACGGATACGCCGCATTCACGGCGAACCGCTACCCGAAGGCTTGGTCGATCGTCGATGGCAGCGGATTGGTCACACCGACCTTCTAACTCGTGACGCTAAGCGGCGGCACACGGTCACTCGCTGATCGTGTGCCGCCACTAGCGCAGAGTCAGCATCTATGACTGACCACAAGATCATCTCTGCTCTGCTTGCTGAACGCAGCAGATGTCTCACCGATGGTCTGAGTGAGCGTGTCGCAGAACTCGATCTGCGGCTTCGTGTGCTCGGATACCATCAGACTGAGACGGCGACGATCGAACCGCAGTTAGAAACTGCGACCAGAAAGAAGCCGTTGCGCCGCAAGAAAGGCTGAGCCATGCCGATCACTAACGGATACTGCACGCTCAGCGAAGTGAAGTCTGCGCTCAGACTCACCGACAACATCGACGACACGCTCTTAGAGAACGCCATCGAAGGTGCGTCTCGACGCATCGACGGCTACTGCGGCAGGTTCTTTTACAAGACGACTGCGACCGCAGTACCCCTGTTCGCAAACAACGCCTATCGTCTGCTGACGACAGACATCGCATCTACTACGGGTCTGGTGCTGCAACTCGACGATGATGGCGACGGCACATTCGAGACGACGCTGACGCTCAACACTGATTACATCGTCGAGCCGACCGACTATCTGGTGCAGCAGCGACCGATCAGAACGCTCACGATGGTGGGCGGCTACACCTTCCCGATGTTCTACATAC